AGGTCCTGGACTACGCCCGCAAATTGAAAAAGACCACCATGCGAATAGCACGGGGTCAGCTGACTCTGTTTTCCCGTCCGGAATGGATGCGGCACGAGGACTGGGTTGAGGTCCGCAAACTACAAAACAAATTAGAAAGGAGGCGTAGAAAATGATTGCAATTTACCTGTTGGCCATCATCGGTCTGTTCGCTGTTATCGGGGGAATTCGCCAATGGCGGGTCAGCCCCAAACGGAAATTTAGACAATTCATCAAGGAGATGGATGAAGTGGAAAGACGGATTCGAAAGTTCAACGATAAGCCGTATTAGAGTCAGTAGAATTGGTCCAGTAGAACTGACAGAGTCAGTAGAACTGGTGCCAAATTGGGCCTTCTCTTGACCTACAAATACTGGACGGCACTCGCGCATACGAAATTAAAAATTTTCAAGAATGAAAGCAAAACACCTTAAGCAGCTCGGGAAGAACTGGGCTTTGTACTCGGAAGTCAATACCAAGTACTGTAATTGGACCCCTTCCATCGCCACGGTCCACGAAGGCATGATTTGGCCGAATGGCATTTCGGTCAAGTTCCTGTGGTTCGGCGTGACCCTCATTCGCGTAAGCGAATAAATTAAAGATCCCCGGGGCCAAACGCTCCGGGGATTGTTGTGCAGAAATAAGTTTTTAATTTGTATAAGGTTTGATTATATTTGAGGCATGGCACGAAGCACATATAAAATGAGTCCGCTCGCCTATATGGAGGAGGGACAGAAAAGGCGAGACGCTGGAGAATTTGTAAAGCCCACCGATGCGGAGGAGCTTTATTTTGCATTCATCGAGTATTGCAAATTCATGCAGGATAACTATTTCTCCCAGGCTCACAAGAATAAGAATGGCGAAGACTGTAGCGTCTACATTTCCCGCCCGATGACCATCGAATCATTTAGGCTGTTCGCTGGCATCAATCCTGTTGAGTATGAGGAGCTCACGGGAGACCCGGTAGCAGCTGCAATTGGTGGCACCATCGAGGACGCCATCAATTCCCAGCAGATTGAGGGAGCACTGGTTGGCAAGTACGCTGCCAGCCTCATCCAGGTGCTTCAAGGACGCAAGACCAATGTCAACCTGACGGGAGGCATCACTCTCGAACAGATAACCGGAATGGAGGTAAAATAAAATGGGACGCCGGCTTCAATTTGACACCAAAGGCAACGAGAAGCAGAAGGAAGTGGCTCGGTTATGGCTTGATGACTCGGTCACTGACATTCTGTATGCTGGCACGAAAGGTGCTGGCAAATCCTACCTCGGGTGTTCTTTGATAGCCGGCGATGCCCTCACCTACCCGGAGACATTTTATTTTATTGCGCGTAAGACGGCTGCCGACCTGGTCCGGTACACAATCCCCTCCATCTACGAGGTATTTGCCCACTGGGGCATCACGGAGAACTACTACCACTTTAATGGCCAATACAACTTCTTCGAGTTGTACAACAAAAGCCGCATCTACCTGATCGACGCCAAGTATAACCCCAGTGATCCCATGTATGAGAGATTCGGGTCCATGCAGATGACTCGGGGATGGATCGAAGAGGGCGGAGAGTTTATCCGCGAGGCGAAGACCAACCTCCAGGCTTCCATTGGTCGTTGGAAGAACGACGTCTACAAGTTGGCCCCCAAACTCCTCATCACCTGCAACCCGTCCAACAATTTCCTCTATACGGACTACTACAAGCCATGGAAGGAGAACAAGCTGCCTCCTTGGCGTCGGTTCGTCAAAGCTCTGCCCCAGGACAACAAGACTCTCCCAGACACGTACATTGAGGGGCTTCTCCGCAACCTGACCCAGTCGCAGATCGAGCGACTGGTCTTTGGCAACTGGGAGTATGACGATGACCCGAATTGGCTGGTCGACTATGATGCAGTGTGCGACATGTTCAGCAATGAGTTCGTACTCCCGACGGGCAATCGGTTCATTAGCACTGACCTTGCCGGGAAAGGACGAGACAGTTGGGTGGTTGGAACCTGGGACGGCATGGTCTGTCGGATCCCCATCGCCAAATGCTTCTCGGAAGGCAAGGAGATGGAGGAGAAGATCGCCAAATTGGCCACCGGTCTGAAAGTCCCCCGGTCCAGCATCGTCTCTGACGCTGACGGACTTGGGTTCTACCTGGAGAGCTACCTGAAAGGCATCCGGGAGTTTCACGGAGGACAGTCAGCCATTGACTCCAAGACGTACAACAACATCAAGTCGGAGTGCGCATTCAAGCTGGCGGAGCTCATCAACAAGCGCCAGATCCACATCATCTGCTCTCCCGAAGTTCAGGAGAAGATCAAGCAGGAGATGACTGTCCTCAAGTCCAAGAACACGAACTCCGCTGAGCAGAAGCGAGAGCTCATCTCCAAGGACACCATGAAGCAGCTCCTCGGAAGGTCCCCGGACTTCCTGGACATGCTCATCATGCGAATGATATTTGAGATCAAGCCGAAGGCGACTGGCATGAAGTCCGCCAAAATAATAATCCCCACAAAACGATGATACTGAACATCATAACCCTCATCCGCGACATGGTCAAGATGATCAACCCTCTGGCCGTCTTTGAGTGTGACCAGGCTCGGATGCTGAACGTCAAAGTGGACACGATGGAGAGGTTTGTTACAGACTCTGACGGCAATCGGGTATCGTCCGACTTCGTCTATGTTGAGGAACCTACCACCGGCTACTATGATATTCCTTACAGAGGGTACCAGAAGCAAAGGACCATTATGCAGATATACTTCTGCAAATTCGAACCAATGGCTAATGATGCCTACAAGGGGGACACGAAGTTCAGCAAGAACTCGCCCACCATCGGACGACTGGAGTTGAAGAACCAAATCGAGGAGCAGATGATTCGGCCATTCCTGTATCTCTTGAAGACTTCGGAATTAGGTTTCAGACATCCTGAAATGCTCAATACCGTTAGGATTCTGTACCCATCTGCCAGATTCGATGCCAACGAGGTCAGCGTAGGACTGGAGCTAACTGTAACGCAAGAATGGTGTCTCGATGCGTATAAGCCCATTCCTCCTGCTCCACCCGAGCCTAAACCTGTCAGGCTGGTAGACATCATCCACGAAGGGTTTAACATGCGGGGGATTACGATAACCTTTGAGAATACTGAATCAAAACCCGTCGACAAGTCTGTAGGCTCCGAATCTATAAGCACTAACACTGTTCCGGCTAACCTGGTCACGGCATTGTACCCGTATGGAAGCATATTATGCGGAAGACCCCTAACCCCAGCATATTCAGGGGGAAAATGGAAGCTCAAAGAGTATACATTCCCGGACACAGAAGACTTAATTGTAACTAAAATCAATGTAAAACCTGAGGGAGAGTTCCCAGACGTCTGGACCTTCCGTGATATTTATACAATGGTATGATACAGCGAATCGACATACAAGGCGGTCAGATGACGTTCGGCCAACGCATAGAGCTTGGCCGGATCATCACTGAAAAGGAGTTGACTGACATCGACAAGATGAAGGAAGGAATGCAATGTCTTGGGGTCAAATGGAATCTGAGGAACACCTCAGAAATTGTCGAGTACTGGTACGAGGTTCTCATGGGCATTAAGTACTGGATCGAGCGAGAACAGACTGAGCTCAAGTACGAGCCCAGTGCCGAGGAAAAGGCAGCCGGCATTGCCCAATTCTCCATGGTGGTTGGCGAGATGGCTACCATCACTGCACTGGCCAAGGACTACTCGAAAGACCCGGATGAGATTCTGGAGTGGAAATACGGGAAGGTGTACAACCTCCTTTTCACCAACTTGCAGAGTCACCTCTTCCGTGAGCGATTGAACAAGGAACTGGAGCGTAAGGCTCAGCAGAAAGCCAATGCTCGCAAACCTCGAAACAAATGGCGGTAGGACTGGAACAGATATTGGCTGAGGGTCTCACCCAGATGAGGGACGAGATCATCCGGGCATCACAGGACGCCGGGCAGGAGGCTTCGGGCAGAACCTATGCTCAGATAACAGTACAGACAGGACGAGAAGGGGAAACAGTTTGGGGGACGATAGAAGCTCCAAACTACTTCTACACTCTCAT